AGTAGACCTTTTTGTCAAAACATGTTAAATAAGACATTAACCGAAAAAGAGATTCGGGATATTTGGAATAATCAAGGTTGGTCTGGTAAATCAACTGGCGATCCTTTTATAGTGAGGGGTGGTTATAGATGCAGACACACTTGGATTCCCACCAACCCAGATTGGGATATATAGGAGCAGTAAATGGAAGAAAATAAAGTTGAGCCAACAACTGAAACTCAAGAAGAAGCCAAGGTAAAAGAAACAGAAGTTAATGAAAAAACTTACAATGTAGATCAAGTGCAAGATATGGTAAAAAGGCGATTAGCACAAGAAAGAAGCCAAATTTATCAAAAACTAGGTGTTGAAGATTTAGATATTGCAGTTAATGCAATAAAAATACAAAAAGATACTGAAGAAAAGCAAAAAATACAAAAGGGTGAGTTTGAAGAAATTTTAAAAACTAAAACCCAAGAATGGCAAAATGAACGTAATAATTTAGAAAATCAACTAAAAGATATTAAAATAAATAAATCATTATTGGAATCAGCTTCCAAAAACAAAGCCATTAATCCAACACAAGTTGTAAGTCTTTTACAACCACAAATGAAACTAAATGAAACTGGTAATGTAGAAATACTTGATTCAAAGGGATTAACAAGGTATAACAACAATGGGGAACTTTTATCGACTGACGAGTTGGTGCAAGAGTTTTTAACACAGAACCCACACTTCGTTACTGCTACACCTAGTGGTAGTGGCTCGGTGTCAAATGTGGATAGGTCAGAACTTTCAAAGACTTTAAATTTGAGTGATTTAGATATGAATAGTCCAGAGGACAGGAAAAGATATGCTGAATTTAGAAAGCAAAGAAATTCCAAACCTTATGTGATTAATTCGAAATTATAATTTTTAAAGGAGTCTTAAATGGCAAACGAAACTACCAGTTCAACCATTTCGGAACTATACACCGAGATAGTTGCAGAAGCATTATTCGTTGCGAGTGAGCAATCTATAATGAGAAACCTCGTCAGAAACTACACTATTGTGGGTGGTGGCAAATCAGTTGAAGTACCAGTATATGCGACTGTATCAGCATCAGCAGTAAGTGAAGCATCAGACCTTTCAAACACTGCAGTAAACCCAAGTTCGGTTACTATAACTGCATCAGAAGTTGGTGTTATGACAACATTAACAGATTTAGCTAGAAACTCAGCATCAAGAAATGTTGCAGGAGATATAGGTAGATTATTTGGTGAAGCTATAGCTAGAAAAGTTGATGCCGATCTATCAGCATTATTTACTGGCTTTTCAACAGAAAAAGCAGGTGGGGCAGGTCAAGAGCTTACAGTTCAAGACATATTTGAAGCTAGTGCAGAATTAAGAACTGCCAATGCTCCGGGTCCATACTTTGGTGTATTCCACCCTAAACAAATATTTAATGTTAAAAAATCTTTAACTAATACATTTGTTGGTAGAGATACAGAACTTTCAAATGAAGCTATGAGAAGTGGTTTTGTTGGAAATATCGCAGGGGTTCAAATTTTCGAATCTTCAAATATTTCTGTAGATGGCTCTGATGATTCAATCGGTGGTGTATTTTCTCAAGATGCTTTAGCATTAGCTATGATGCAAGATTTAAAACTTGAAACTCAAAGAGATGCAAGTCTTAGAGCAGATGAAATTGTTGCTACTGCAGTCTATGGTGTTAGTGAAATCCATGATACTTATGGAGTTAAACTAACTGCAGATACATTAGCTACATAATAACTTAACTTATGGGGTGGGCAACCACCCCTTTTTATTAAGGAATTAAATTTATGGAAATGATTAAACTTGTAAAAGGCGACAGAACTATTGAAAGACCTAAAGTTGATTATGAAAATAATTTAAAGATTTGGGATATTAGAGGTTGGAAACCTTATGTTGAAGCCAAGATAGAACCCAAAGTTGATAGTGAATGGCAAAAAGAACAACCCAAGAAACCTAAATATAAAAAGGCTAAGTAATGGCTACAAATTTATTTAGTGTTGCTCATAGCGATTTACAAAAAATACAACCAGATATTCTAGGTTTTGGTATAACAGATTTTGAAAATCAAATGCAGTTTGCTGAAAACGATGTTCTTAGACGTATTCGTGAAGAATGGTGGGAAAGATATAGGCATCAAGTAAGATATAAAGATATAACCAAAATAACATCAGTTGAAATGGTTAACAGTAAACTTACAAACTCACAATGGCTTCAATCAGTCGTATATTTAACTTTATGGAAATATGCCTATCCAATATTAACTAAATGGCGAGACCCTGATACTGGCGAGGGCAAAGACACATTCCAAGTTCAGATTGATTTTTATAGGGATAGATACGAAGAAGAATTTAATGCTATTTTAAGAGATGGTGTTGAATATGATGAAGATGGTGGGGGTACTGTAAGTGATAGTGAAAAAGAATCATTACATCAATTAAGGTTGGTTAGATAATGGTCGCACTTAACATCAAGGTAAACACTATTGAAGTTGAGAAACATTTAAAAGAAATATCAAGAAAACAAAAGGCAGTTATTAATAAATCATTAAAAAGGGTTTCTAATATGGCCATACTAATGATTACAAGGCGAACACAGTCTGGTAAATTGCCAAATGGTAGTAATATGAGACCTTATGCTTCAAGCACTGCTAAAGGAAGAAGAAAAAGGGGAAGGCAAACTGGTTTCGTTGATTTAACTGATACTGGTAAAATGTTTAGAAGTCTTGACTTTAAAACTATGGGATTTAAAAGCACTTTATTTTTTGCTAATAAGGAAAGAGAAAAAATAGCTAGTTATCATGATACCTTTGGTGTTGGTCGGAGAAAAATTACTAGACCTTTTTTTGCTATAGGAAACCAAGAAGAAGATAAAATTATCAAAGAATTTAAAAATTTTTATTTTAAAGAAATTAGATTATGAGCAAAAGGGAAAACATAGCCAGTGATATTATTACTAAACTTGATGCAGTTTCAAGTCCTATTGAGTTTAAAAAGATAACAAGAGAGCCATTTGAAGTTGAAGAATTGTCTGATGCACAGTTCCCTGCCATGTTTATACAAAGTGGCGATGAAACAAGGGAAGTTGCGAGTATAGGGGAAACTGGCAGTGGTTCTTATAGAGGTTCAATAGATTTTTTAATAGTGGCTTTTGGTAAAGGAACAACATCAAATATTGACACAGTACGAAATCAAATTATAGAAGTAGTTGAAGAAACCTTAGATAATGATATAACTAGAAATGGTAATGCGATAGATACACAAATTATTGAAGCATCAACTGATGAGGGAACAATATTTCCTTATGGTGGTGTAAGGATTACAGTAAGAGTTATTTATGAATTTACTAGAGGGAGTGCATAATGGCTAAAAATGTTACTATGAAAAAAGGCGAAACCATTGTAAAATGTTCGGAAGACCATATTGAGCATTTTCAGAATAATGGTTTTACTTTAGGAAATGAAAAAGCAGTTGTTAAAAAAACTGAAAAAATTAAAGAAACTAACGATAAGGAGTAATAAATGGCTACACATCATGGTAAAGAAGGGGTTGTAACTATAGGAAGTGATACACTTGGTAATGCAACTGGCTTCACAATAGATACTACACACGACGTTGTTGAAGATACACCACTTGGTAATTCAATGAAATCTTATATAGTTGGTAGAGGAACATATACATTTAGTATTGATATGAACTTTGATGAAACAGACACGGCACAAACCAATCTAGTACAAGGTGCAGAATTAACATTTGCATTTTTACCAGAGGGTAATGCTAGTGGAGATAGAAAGTTCTCTGGTACTGGTATTGTTACTGGAATGTCAGTAGGGGTAACATTAGATGGTGTTACAACTAGAACTGTATCTGGTCAGGGTAATGGTGGTTTGACTATCGGAACTGTATAAATGTCTGATACAAAAATTGATTACTTTGATGGGATTCGTGACCATTTTAGTCAGCTTGAAACTCAAATAATTGAAGTTCCAGAATGGGGTTTGATAGGCGATAAAGCTATCTTTTGTAAACCTTTTAATATGCTTGAAAAACAAAAGATTTTCAAAGGAGCAAGTGGAACTGATTTAATAGTTTTAATTGATGTTATTATTGAAAAGGCATTAACAAAAGATGGCGATAAAATGTTTAATGGAACTCATGTTTTAGCCTTTAAAACAAAAGCTGATACTAATGTTATTGCAGATGTAGCAACGAAAATTATGGGTACTGGCTCAGACATTGACGATAGTAAAAAAAACTAAATAAAGATGCTGAACTTCATAATATCTTTTTTTTAGCTGAAAAACTTCATAAGACAGTTTCCGAAATCTTGCAAATGACAGTCAATGAGTTTACAATGTGGCAAGCATACTTTCAACTTCAGAATGAAGAAAGAGAAAGACAAGAACGAATAGCAAAGGCAAGATAGTGGCAACAAAATCAGTAAATATTGATATTCTAGCTAAAGACAAAACTGTAAAAGCTATGCAGTCAGCCACGAAAAACGTCAACAATTTAAAAAATAATGTAAAAGGCTCAGTTGAATCTCAACAAAGGTCATTTAATGCTTTAGGTAATACAGTGCGAACTGTTATTGGGGGTGTAGTAGTATTCCAAGCATTAAGGTTTAGTAAACAAATGGTAACAATGGCAAGTGCAGTTGAAGAAATGCAAGCCAAATCATCAGTTGTTTTTGGCAGGTTTGTTTCAAGTGTAAGAAAAGAACTTGAAGTTTTTGGAGATAATGTAGGAAGAAGCACCCAAGAACTTGAGGGAATGGCATCTTCTATACAAGATACATTTGTTCCTATGGGTTTTGCTAGAGGGGAAGCATCAAAGCTATCTGTTCAATTAACAAAATTAGCAGTAGATGTGGCTTCATTTAACAATGCTAGTGATGTGCAAACAATGATGGCTTTTCAAAGTGCTTTAGTTGGTAATCACGAAACAGTTAGGAGATTTGGTGTTGTAATAACAGAAGCAACATTAAAACAAGAACTTCTGAGAATGGGGATAACTAAAACTGCTAAGGAAGTTACTAATGCTGAAAAAGTACAAGCAAGATTAAACCTTATTATTGCAGGAACATCAGATGCACAAGGCGATGCTGAAAGAACAAACGACAGTTTTGCTAATTCTATGAAAGCACTAAATGCTGAATTCCAAGAATTTATGGTTGAAGCAGTAACACCATTATTGCCTGCATTATCAAAAATGATTCAATCACTAAAAGATTCAATTATACAAACAAAAGAATTTTTGAGGTCTATTGGTTTATTAAGTAAAATGAACGAAATAATACCTATAGTTGACCAATTAGAAAAAAATACTAATAAACTTGCTATCGCTGAATCTTCTCTAGCTAAAGAAACAAAACTTTTAGAAGCTATACAAAGTACAACTTTTGGTGAAAAACTAAAAGAATCTGCAAAAGCAAATGGTGAGTTTGGGTTATCTATTTTAGAGGGCGAACGAGCAGTTATCTCAAGAATAAAAGCATTAAATAAAGAAATACAAGCAATAAAAACAAGTGCAGAAATAATTTTGTTGGATTCAGATAATAGGATTAAGAATGTAAAAGCAATAGAAAAGCAAGTAGAAGCAGAAAAAAAACTTGCCGAAGTAAAAAAACAAAAGCAAAAGCCAACTGACGGCACTTTATTTGGTGATGATGCTTCAATGGGGCAAATGCCTATAGCCTTTACTAATGAAGAAAAAGTTAAAGGATTACAAGACTTAGCAACATTAGAACTTGAAATACAAAGACAAGCCTTTGCAAATAAATTTAATTTGATACAAGACAATAATGAATTAGAAGCTGAACTTCAAAGGATAAGGGCAGATGAAACATTAAAAATTGCTAAAGAAACTGCAGATAAAGAATTAGAAATCAGAAAAAAACTTCATAGTGATAATTTAAGTTTGCTACAAAGTGGTAAAGCCAATCAAATTAATTTAGAAAAAATGACTGGCGAAGAAATGAATGCTTTGGCTAAAGATACTGGAAGATTGGCACTAGCAGAAATGGCAAAACACAATAGAACTGCATTTGAATTAAATAAAGCATTCGCAATTAAAGATGCAATAATTAGCACTGCACAAGGGGTTAGTAAAGCATTAGGCATGGGTCCACTCGGTATTCCCTTAGCAGTTGCAATCGGAGCATTAGGTTTCGCTCAAGTGGCAACTATCGCTTCAACAAAATATGCAGGTCGTAGACTTGGTGGCAGAATGAACCAAGATCAGCCTTATATGGTTGGCGAAGCAGGTCCAGAATTAGTTGTACCAGATAGAGCTTCTAATGTTGTACCCAATAGTAAATTAGGGAACCAACAACCAGTAACAGTTAATTTTAACATTAGCACTGTAGATGCTAGAGGTTTTAATGAATTATTAGTAAATTCAAGGGGAACTATAGTCAGCCTGATTAATAGTGCAGTAAATGAAAAAGGTAAAATGGCAATAATATGAGTGGTGCATTACCAAATACAAATTTTCTTGCAGTTAATATTAAAAGTAATCAAAAAACTTTATTGTCTGAAACTGATAGTGGTAAAACATTTAGACGGCAAGTACAAGGGCAAAGGTTTAGCTTTACAGTTCAATATCCACCAATGAAAAGATCAGAGTTTGCACCAATAATGGCATTTATAATGCAACAAAGATCAAGGAAAGAAAATTTTACAGTTTCAATGCCAAGTTATTTAAATGCACAAGGTAATGAAAGTGGAACTTTATTAGTTAATGGTGTTCATTCTGTAGCCGATACTACAATAGCTATAGATGGTTTCGCAGGAGATGGTGCAGGCAGATTAAAAGCAGGAGATTTTATAAAGTTCGCTCACTCTAAAGTTTATATGATTGTTGCTGATGCAACTTCATCAAGTAATGCTTCAACAGTTACTATAGAGCCACCATTAAGAACTGCATTAGCAAATGATAGTGCCGTAACTTATGATTCCGTGCCTTTTACTGTGCATTTGACAAGTGATGTTCAAGAGTTTGCAACAACACAAAATGATTCTGATGGAAACTTACTATTTAGTTATGAGTTTGATGTTATTGAGAGTTTGTAAATGGCTAGAGGTTTAACAAGTGCAGTCAAAACAGAGTTAGCAACTGGTATTATTGAACCAATAGTTTTAATAGAAATAGGTTTTGCAACACCAGTTTATTTAACAAATGCAAGTTTTAACATAACATCAAGTGTTTCTGGTAGTTCAAGAACTTATTTATCAAATGGTCATTTAAAAAGTATTACTGGCATAAGTGAAACTAACAAACCATCAAAGAACTCACTTTTAATAAGTCTTTCTGCAGTTGACCAAACATATATATCTATCGCATTAAATGAAAATATAATTAACGATAATGTATTTATTTATAGGGGGTTTTTAGATAACAATCTTTCAGTTATAGCAGACCCATTTTTATTATTTTACGGCACTATAGATGAATACAAAATTACAGATAACACAAACACGGCAAATTTGACTTTTACAATTACCTCACATTGGGGTAATTTTAGCAAAACAAGTGGAAGAACAACGACAGATAATTCACAACAAAGATTCTTTAGTTCTGACAAAGGCATGGAGTTTTCAGCTTTAACATTAAAAGATATTAAATGGGGCAGAGTATGACAAGTGTTCATTTATACCAAGCTGAAAAAAAAGATATTGAAAATATTTACGACCTTTTAATAGAATTTAAAAAAATTGATTTAGAGGGTTTAAATTTTCCAGAAGTTGACACTCATAAATTATTAAAGTTTATAAATACCATGTTACAAAAGGGAAAAATTATTTTATTAAATGATCTTGATAAAGATGAATTAATCGGTTGTTGTATATTCCATAAATCAGAGTTTTGGTTTAGCAAAGGGCAAATGATAAATATTGATGTATTTTATATTAAGAAAAATTTTAGAAATTATAAACTTTTAAAAACAATGATAGATAGTGTAAAAAAAATAGCAAATAAATTACCCATTGTATTAGGGGTTACAACTGGTCTAAAAATAGACCCAGTATTTAAAAGATTAGGGTTTGAAAATCTTGGTAGTAATTGGAGATTGATGTAAATGTGTGGTTTTATTGGCGATATAATTGATGATATTGTTGATATTGTTGAAGATGTTGTTGATGTAGTTGTTGATGTTATAGAAGATGTTATTGGGTGGTTAATACCCATGCCAGAAATACCAGACTTTGGCGATAATAATTCAGAACAACAAGCAAAAGGTGTTTTAGTCAATAAATTTACTGCGAATGGCCATATACCAATAGTTTATGGAACAAGAAAAGTTGGTGGTAATGTAGTCTTTTTAGAAACCTCTGGTACAGATAATCAATATTTATATATGGCTCTTATATTAAGTGAGGGTGAAATAAACGATATTAGTTCAATTCATATTAATGATAATCAAGTTACATGGTCTGGGGATATTGCAGATAATACACAAATAACAGTCGCAAGTAGTGATGCCAATTTTTATGATGAAGCCAGTTTAATTACCTGCGAACCTCATTTTGGTTCTGATAGTCAAAGTGCATCAAGTTTATTGTCAACATTAAGTTCGTGGACATCTAATCATAGATTAAGAGGTTTAGCATATCTTGCTATTAGATTTGAATGGAATGCCGATAAGTTTGGCTCTTTACCTACAGTTCAAGCGATAGTGCAAGGAAAAAAAGTTTATAACCCAAATTTAGATAGCACAGTTACTGGTGGAAGTGGAAGTCATAGAGCAGATACAAGTTCTACTTGGGCATATTCTGATAATGCAATATTACAATTATTAGATTATTTAAGGAATGAAAGATTTGGTATGGGGATTACCAATAGTTATTTTAATAGTAATTTTGCAGATTGGCAAACTGCTTCTGATGTATGTGATGCTCAAATAACCCCTTTTAGTGGTGCGAGTCAGATTGATTTAATGGATAGTCATTGTGTTATAGATACTTCAAGAAAAGCTATTGATAATGTTAAAGAGTTTGTAAGGGGTTCTAGGTCATACTTAAATTTCTCTGGAGGAAAATACAACATATTAGTTGAAACCACTGGTTCAGCATCAATTACTTTAACAGAAGATAATATTTTAGGTGGCATATCAATTACAAGTAAAAATAAAAACTCAAGATATAATAGGGTTATTGTTAATTTTATAAATCCAGATAAAGATTATCAGTCTGATACTGCTCAATTTCCTCCAGTAGATGAAACTGGTTTAGCAAGTGCTGATACTCATGCGAATATGAAAACTGCTGATGGGGGTTTACTTTTAGAGGGAAGATTTGATTTTTCCATGTTAACTAATCCATATCAAGCTCAAGAAATGGCAGAAATTATTTTAAGAAGATCAAGGTCAAGTTTAGACATTTCATTAAAAGGAGATGCCACTGCTTTAGATTTATCTATTGGGGATATAGTTAACATAACTCATGCCACACCAAGTTTTTCAGCAAAGCCTTTTAGAGTGCAAAGTTTAACTGTAAATGCAGATCACACAGTAAGTTTACAATGCTCTGAACACCAAGATAGTTTTTATGCTTTTGGGACTCAACAAGCAGTTGCAAATATTCCAGATACAACTTTGCCTAATCCATTTTCAGTACAACCACCTGCGAGTATCACATTATCTGATGAATTAGTAGAATATGCAGATGGAATAGTTATAACAAGATTATTAATAACAATAGGTGCTTCGCCAGATAAATTTGTTGATAATTACGAAGTACAAATTAAACAAACTTTAGACCCCAATGGTTCTGCCGTATCTGATTCATTTAGAGAAATAGCAGTTGGTAAAATTTTAGAATATCAACATTTAAATGTAATTGATGGTGCTACTTATCAAGTAAGAGTAAGGGCAGTAAATACCATAGCTTCTAAAAGCACATTTATATCAACCACAAGAGTTATAGTTGGGGGAGTTGAACCACCTAGTAATGTTGAAGATTTTGCAGTTGAACTTCATGGTCAAAACCATTTAAAACTTACTTGGACACCACCATTTGCTAATAGTGATTTAGATATATCTTTTTATGAAATTAGATACCAAAATGTAACAACTGGCTCTAATTGGATTAATTCAACAAATCTTGTTAGATGCCCTAGAAGAAAATGTGATAATGCTATAGTTCCTGCGAGGGTTGGCAGTTATTTAATCAAAGCCATTGATAAGAATGGAAATAGCTCGGCAGAAGCCAATATAGTTTCAACAAACATATCTGGAATCCATGCTTATCAACAAGTCGCAAATTTTACTGAAACCCCTAATGTATTTTCAGCTTTAGACCAAATGGACACAAGTTTTCCTTTGGCAGTTAAAATTGATACAACTGGCGATACAGTTTTAACTTTAGACACTGTAACAAACTTTGATGATACTGTAGGAAATTTTGATAGTCCTAGTGGGGATTTTGAGTTAGGGGGTACAGATTCTACATCAAACCCTAATTTTACTGCTATCAACAGAGATGCCAAAGGTTTTTATAATTTTAGCAATAGTTTAAGTTTAACCCAAGTTTATGATGGGAATGTCGAACCAAGTATTACTTTAGATGCTGAAAACCCATATGATTTATTTGATACTGGCAGAGGAGCATTAGTGTTTGATTCAGCTAAAGCACCATTTGATGGTACAGAGCAACTTCATGCTTTTCATAGAGTGCAGATTGCAACTTCAATAACATCATTATCAGACTGCACAAGTTTTTCAGATATATCACAATCAGCTACATATAAATTCAAATTTGCTAAGTTTAGATTAAAATTAACAAATGACGATAATCAAACATCTAGCAATGTAAAGCAAATTGATGTAAAATTAAACATGGAGGAAAGGACTTTTGCTGAAAATGATTTAACAACATCAAGTGGAAGTAGAACAATAACATATACAAACCCATTTTATGGTGTTCCTGCTATTGGTATTTCTGCACAAAATATGGCAACTGGAGATATTTTTACTATAAGTTCAAAAACAGTAAATGGCTTTTCAATCGCTTTTGCCAACTCAAGTGGAGGTGCAGTTGATAGAACATTTGATTATATTGCTAAGGGTTATGGGTTGCAAAGTTAACAAAATAAGGATATAAAAAAATTATGGCACAAGTATCAGATGTAAGTTTAGCAAATCAAGGGTTTAGTTCTTTTAGAACAGAATTAAATAATATTTTAACTGCCCTTAATACTTCTCATATTGGAAGTTCAGCACCAAGTTCTGTTGCAACTGGTACAATGTGGGTTGATAATGGTACAAGTGGAGTTTTAAAAGTTAAAATAAATGATGGTTCAGATAATGTTGAATTATTTCAAATTAATATAAGCAGTAATGCAATTACCAGTCAAATGAGTGTAACTGGAACTATATCAGAAACAGACCCAAATGCTTTGCCACTAGCGATTGCTTTGGGATAGGAGTTATAAATGGCAAATACTTTTAAAGTCAAAACAAATGGAGCAATGCCCACAAGTGCAGGAACACCATTGACACTGTATACAGTACCAAATTCAACAACCACAGTTGTTATTGGATTATTACTTTGTAATATTCATACTGCATCAGTTACAGTTGATGTTCAGCTAGTTTCAGATACAAGCGACACAGAAACAAATGAAACAGTTTTATTAGCAAAAGATGTAAGCATACCAGTTGGCTCAACATTAGAACTATTAACTGGTGGAAAAGTCGTAGCACAAGCCACAGATATTATAAAAATTGATTGTAGTGTAACTGCAAAAGTTGATGCTACACTAAGTATATTAGAAATTACATAGGTGATGATATGCCATTTATAGGAGTACAACCTGCAACAGTTCCATTAACATCATCAGATATTACAGATGGAATTATATCAACTGCAAAAATTGCAGATGATGCAGTAGGAAATACAAAATTAGATTTAGGTGCATCTTATGCTTTTACTGGTAGTGTAACTGGGGCAGGAACAATATTACAGATAGTGCAAAATGGCACGATTGCTCAATCAATTAATACTAATGCAGGAAGTTGGGCAGATTCAAATTACACATTAGCAATAACACCATCTGCAACATCAAGTAAAGTTTTGGTTATGATGAGTTTCCCATTTTTATTAAAAGGCTCTGGTACTAAAGTCAGAGGTGCTTTGAGATTGAATAGAACAATATCAAGTACAACAACACTAATATGGAATACTGACAGTTATGATGAAATGTACCACACAAGAGATGCTGGGGGTACACCAGACGAAGCGAATAACTTAATGCACATGAGTTTTTTAGATTCACCAAGCACAACAAGTGCAACAACATACACAATGCAACATCAAATAAGAAACGATACTGGTGCTACACAATCAATATGTTATCAATCAACTTATGGTGGTGGAATCCTTTTAATGGAAATACGAGGATAATATGGCAAAAGTAATAGATGCACTTAATTCTTTAAATATAAAAAAGTTTATTCTTAATGGCGAACCAACATCTGAAGATGAATTTAACAAAATGTTTTTAAAAGTAACTGGCTCTGATGAAAATAATACAGTTATTACAAGTTCTAATAAATCAGATTTCGGTGTTACATGGAAACAAATTACAGATAAACAAAAAGAATTAGATGTTGAGTACGATAAAAATGAATACCAAAGAGATAGACAAGATGCTTATCCACCAATAGGTGACCAATTAGATGCACTTTATCATGGTGGTGTATTTCCTAAAGAAATGGCAGATTTAATTAAATTAGTAAAAGACAAATATCCAAAGGGTTAGAAAATGGCATATATTGG